TCACACCTGCTAACGCAACAACTAATTTGTTGACGATTGGTGGACAGATTGCTTTTATTTGTTACGAAGATGGCACATGGCATATTGCATCATCATTAGCTAGAGAAACAACTCAAGTTAAAGGTGCATTTGTTTTTGCATCTTAATAAATTATGTGGGTGAGAAATATGGAACCTACGGGATTCTAATACTCACCCACACCAATAAGGAGAAAAAAATATGTATATAGGTGATGTAAAGTCCAAAACTTTTATAGACGCGAACGCTGCTTCAGCTACTTTTGTAGCCGCTGCTGCTCAACCAACATCGACGTTTACCCTAGCTAATACTTCTTTCGGAACAAACACCGCAAGAAAAATAAATGCTACGACTGCAGGAACAGGCGACAACGGTAAAACAGTTACAATCGTTGGAACTGATCACACAGGCGCTGCTGCAACTGAGGTAATAACTTTAACTGGAAGTGCAGAAACAGGCACAGCTACAACTACGGCATTTTTAACAATAACTTCTGCTACAGTTAGCGCACAACCTGCTGCTAACGTATCTTTAGGAATGACTGCTGATGTTTTTGGAACTATCTTTCAAGGTAGAACTAGACTCAGACAGGTGAATGCCGAGTCAGGTGGATCAATTGGAAGTGTTTTATTTAAGGATGGAAGTATAACAGGGACAACTTTATTAACAGTTAGAACAGGTGGGACTGCAGGAGACATTAACACAGTTAACATTCCACAAGACGGAATATTGTACAAAGACGGTGCATTTGTAACTTTTGATGAAACTCAATGTAACTCAGCAACTGTCTACTTTGACGGATAAGGGGGATAAGTGGCAAACACTACTTCCGGGACAACAACATTTGATAAAACATTTGCTATCGACGAGATAATCGAAGAAGCATATGAAAGAATTGGATTGCAAAGCGTATCTGGTAATCAGTTACGACAAGCAAGAAGATCTCTTAATATTATGTTTCAAGAGTGGGGTAATAGAGGACTTCACTATTGGGAAGTAGCTAATAATTCAATTACATTAGTTGATGGTCAAGCAGAATACACAATGTTTAGATCAACAGGTGATGGCACTTCTAGCACCACAGCTGTTTATGGTGTTGATGACGTATTAGAAGCTGTATACAGAAACTCTTCAAGTGTTGACACTCCTCTTACAAAAATCAACAGATCTACATATCAAGGTTTATCAAATAAAACTTCTGAAGGAACACCTTCACAATATTTTGTACAAAGATTTATAGATAAAGTTACGATAACTTTGTATTTAACACCAGGTTCTACAGAGGCAGGTAATTTTATTAATTATTATTATGTAAAAAGAATACAAGATGTAGGTGATTATACAAACGCAACAGATGTTCCATATAGATTTGTTCCTTGTATGGCATCAGGTTTAGCTTATTATTTATCACAAAAATTTAAACCAGAATTAACTCAACAAATGAAATTATTATACGAAGATGAATTACAAAGAGCTTTAGCGGAGGATGGCTCTTCATCAAGTTCTTACATAACCCCAAAAACTTATTATCCAAATGTCTAATTTTTCAAAAGGTAAATACGCTCAATTTATATCAGATAGATCAGGGCAAGCATTTCCATACAAAGAAATGGTTAGAGAGTGGAATGGTTCAAGAGTTCACATATCAGAGTTTGAACCTAAACAACCACAATTAGAACCTAGAGCACATGGGGCTGATCCTGAAGGTTTACAAAATGCAAAACCAGCTAGAACAGAGTTTCCAACACAAGAATTTTTACCAGATAATCCGTTTGTAACCGCTTCAAACACAACATTAAAAATTTTATTTCCTGATGGAGATTTAGTTGTAAACGATCATATTAGACTTCAAAATGTAAAAGCTTCTGTAGGTGGTTTAGCTATCGCTACTTTAGAACTTTCTACAACTTTAAACGGAGCAATAACTGACTCAGCTACTTCGATTGATTTAACTGATGCTACAGAGTTTCCGTCAAGTGGTTTTATTATGATTGAAAAAGTAGATTCTTCTTCTGGCTTATTTGTAAATGAAGTCATTCAATATACGGGTAAATCTACAAATCAATTAACTGGATGTACTAGAGGAACTAGTGCACCTTTTAGAGGTGTGTCTCCATCAAAAACAACGGCAACTTCACACGCTGATGATGCTAAAGTTTTTGGATCTTTTAAAGTTGCATCTTTAAATACTACCTCTGTAACAAATTCAGGACAACCAGCTACCATTACTCAGTTTGACGGTGTGAATGTTACATTAACCAACGCTGCAACTAGCACAGCAACAGGGGGTGGTTTCCAGTGTACAATTGGACCAATAAATGATAGAGCTTAATTATGGCAGGAATTAGTTATAGCACTTTAGTTACACAAATTAGAAATTACACAGAAGTAGATTCTAACGTCTTAACTACAGATCAATTAGAAAATATTATTTTAAATGCACAATATAGAATCATGAGAGATGTTCCTATTGATGCAGATAAAAAACAACAGATAGGTAATTTAGTTACAGGACAAGAAACAATTAACGCTCCAGGAGGAGCTTTATTTATTAGAGCCATACAAGTTTATGACTCTACATCTGATACAACTGGTGCTAATGTTTTTTTAGAAAAAAAGGATATTACTTATTTACAAGAATATGTTTCATCTACAGAATCAGCAAAAAGAGGCCAACCTAAATATTATGCTATGTTTGGTGGTGCTACAGGAGATGGTGACACTAACTCTGGAAGAATGATGTTTGCTCCAGTTCCCGATACGACATACAAATTTAGAGTTCACTACAACAAAATGCCAACTACTTTAGCGTCGGATAATCAAAGTAATTATATCAGTCTGAACTTCCCTAATGGCCTATTATACTGCTGTTTAGCAGAAACTTATGGCTTCCTAAAAGGCCCAGCAGATATGTTGACATTATATGAAAATAAGTATAAACAAGAAGTAGATAAATTTGGTGTAGAGCAAATCGGAAGAAGAAGACGAGATGACTACACAGATGGTGCTGTTAGAATAACAATACCGTCAACGAACCCTTAAGGAGTTTATTATGGCAATAACATCAGCAGTATGCACAAGTTTTAAAGTAGAACTTTTAAAAGGAGTTCACAATTTTACAGCAACAACTGGTAATACTTTTAAGATTGCCTTATACACTAGCTCAGCAACTTTAGGAGCTAGCACGACTGCTTATTCAACTTCAAACGAAATTACAAATACTTCTGGAACAGCTTACACAGCTGGAGGCGCATCACTTACAAGCGTAACTCCTGTTGCATCAAGCACAACTGCAGTTTGTGATTTTTCTGATGTATCTTACACTGACGCAACATTTACAGCAAACGGCTGTTTAATCTACAACGATACAGCAACAGGCGATCCTGCTTGTGTTGCAGTTGCATTTGGCGCAGATAAAACTGTGACTAGCGGAACTTTTACAATTCAATTCCCGACAGCAGACGCTACGAACGCAATCATAAGAATAGCGTAAGGAGGTCCTCCTTATGGCTAATACATGGAACCAATCAGGAACAACCTGGAATACTGGCCGTTGGGGAACCACTGATCCCATTGTAACTGGGTGGGGTGCAAAATCTTGGAATGAACCTGGAACAACTTGGAATGATTTAGGTGAACAACAAGTAAATTTAACAGGGGTAGAGGCAACTTTATCTGTTGGTTCAGTATCAATTTCTGCAGAAATAAATCAAGGTTGGGGTCAAGATCCTTGGGGTAATGAAACCTGGGGAGAATCAGGAATGTTAGTTGAACTAACTGCTCCTGATGCAATGTCATCTTTTGTTGGAGTTGGAAACACTTGGAACAAAGGTTCTTGGGGTCAAGGTCAAGGTTGGGGAACTTTTGTTTTATCTCCCGCAGATGTAATGGGACTAACTGGAGTTTCTTCAACTTCTTCTGTTGGAGCACCTACAATAATTGGTAGTGTTGAATTTTCATTAACTGGAGTTTCTTCAACTTCTTCTGTTGGATCATTAACTCCAGCAGATGTGATGGGATTAACTGGTCAAGCAGCAACTTCTGCTGTGGGAACTTTAGTGCCCGCTGATGTCATTGGAATAACTGGAGTTTCTGCAACTTCTTCTGTTGGATCGGTTAGTATTAATTCTAGTCCTATTATTGATCTTACAGGTTTAGCATCAACATCTAGTGTAGGTTCAATATCTCCAGCGGATGTCATGGGATTAACAGGACTTTCAACTACATCTGCAGTTGGAACTTTAGTTCCAGCGGATGTTATGGGACTAACTGGCCAACAAGCTACGGGTTCTGTAGCCGTATTTGGCACTGCTACTGGTTTTGGAATTCAAGCTTATTCTGATGTTGACACAGGTTCAAATACGAGCTATACAGATGTAGCTTAAAAACCAAAGCAAATTAGGAGATAAAATATGGCATCAACATATACACCACTCGGTATAGAGCTTCAGGCAACTGGCGAAAATGCTGGAACATGGGGTACAAAAACAAATACAAATTTACAAATCTTTGAACAAATTTCTGGTGGATTTACACAGCAATCAATAGCTGGTAGTGCAGATACTACAGCTTTACCTGTTTCTGATGGATCAACTGGAGCAGTTTTATCTCACAGAATGATTGAGTTCACAGGAACTATTACAGGAAATCAAATTGTAACTATTCCAATAGACGTACAAACTTTTTATTTTTTAAGAAATTCAACATCAGGTGCATACACAGTACAATTTAAATATGCTTCAGGATCTGGTGATTCATTTACCTTTGCAACAACTGACAAAGGTGATGCTGTTGTATTCGCAACTGCGAACGATGGAACTAATCCAGACATTCTTACGTTACCGAATGGTAATGTTACTACTGCTGGAACACAAACTTTAACTAACAAAACATTAACATCTCCAAAAATTGGAACTTCTATTTTAGATACTAATGGACTTCAATTAGCTCTTTTAACAGCTACAAGTTCTGCAGTTAATGAAATTACATTAGCTAATGCAGCTACTGGTAATAACCCTACTATTAGTGCAACAGGAGATGATTCAAACATAGGTATTTCTTTCGCAACAAAAGGAACTGGAGTTATTAAAGCTGAAGATGGCGGTGGATCTGTTTCTGCAGTTAAGATTGCAGGGAAAGAAACTATGTGGGTTCCTGCAGTAGCTATGTATCCAAATTCAACAAACGGATGCGCAGATTTAGCTCAAACAGAATTAAGTAATGGACCAGAATTAAAATCTTTAGATTTTGATAAAGATTCAGATGAATTTGCACAATTTGCTGTTGCATTTCCAAAATCATGGAATGAAGGCACAGTAACTTTTCAAGCATTCTTCACAGCAAACTCAACAAATACAGGCACAACAGCATTTGTTTTACAAGGTGTTGCATTAGCAGACAACGGCGATCTTAATACTGCTTTTGGAACAGCAGTAGGCCCAACAGCGAAAGCAATGAGTGGAACAGCGAATGATTTAGCAGTTACAGCGGAAAGTGGAGCAGTTACGATAGCAGGCTCACCTAGTACAGATGAGTATGTGTTCTTCCAAATATCAAGAGATGTTTCAGCAGATGATCTAACAGCTGATGCAAAATTATTAGGAATTAAATTATTCTTCACTACAGACGCTGCTAACGACGTATAATAGGAGTAGCGAATGAGAGATATAAAAAATAAACTTTTTGCGGAAAGTCCAAGACAAAATAAAAAAAGGCTTAGACCAAGAAGAAAATCCTTTGGTTATCAAGTTTTAGGATTTGGTTCTGGTGGTCTTGTTCCTGTCGAATACAACGTTCAATATTTAGTTGTTGCTGGCGGTGGCGGAGCTGGTTTTGGAGCATCTGGAAACTATCAATCTGGCGGTGGCGGAGCTGGTGGTTTTAGAAAAATTGATGATAAATCATTTCCCGTTTTTACTTTAACTGATTACCCTATAACTGTCGGAGCTGGTGGACCAGCTGGTCCTGGAACACCTGACTCTAGTGGAGGATCTGGAGGAGACTCTGTTTTTAGTTCTATAACTTCAGCTGGCGGCGGTAACGGAGGAGTACGATCTGGAGGATCCGGAGGATCTGGCGGAGGCGGCGGTGGCGGAGGCCATGGCGGCGGAAGCGGAGATACACCCCCTACATCACCACCACAAGGAAATGACGGAGGAGCAGGACACCCTAGTCACTCTCCTGTAGGAAATACAGGCGGCGGTGGAGGCGGCGGCGCTGGCGGAACTGGTAGCGGCGGAAGTTCTTCTTCAGGCGGCGGTGGCGGATCAGGCTCATCAAATTCAATTACTGGCTCATCTGTAACTTACGCCTCAGGCGGCGCTGGACAACCAGGCCCAGGGGCAGCTGGAACAAACGGAGAAGGCGACGGAGGTAACGGACAAGGAGCAGGAAACCCAGGAATAGTTGGTGGTAGCGGAATAGTTATTATTAGAAGATTAACAGCAAGTTCAGCAACTACTAGCGGATCTGTTACTACTTCAGGTAGTGACACTATTCACAGCTTTACATCAGATGGAGTATACGCAGGATAATTATGGCATACTTCGCAAAATTAGATTCTGAAAACAATGTTTTAGGAATTCACACTGTTAGTGAAGCTAATTGTACAAATGATGCAACAAATGTTAGATCAGAAGAAACGGGTGTTTCATTTTTAACTAAAGTTCACAAGTGGCCTTACTGGAAAGAATACAAAATAGATGGATCATTAAGAACAAGAGCTGCTGATATAGGTGGCACTTACAATACAGAACACGATGCTTTTATTCCACCTAAACCATACCCTTCATGGAATTTTAATACTTCAAGTTTAAACTGGGATCCCCCAGTTGCTAAACCTACTACAGGTGGTCCTTATGATTGGGATGAAGATACTCAAGCTTGGGTTCAAGCAGTTGCACCAGGTGCACAATAAAAAATATTAAAAACATCTTTTCTATTAAAATAGTTTTCATACTTTTCTTCCAACATACCTAAAGTAAAAGTTTTTGCTTCTGAATCTTTCCATTTAGAATATTCTTGTATATTTTTTAAACAAGCCGTGGCTACATTATCGGTTATATCTTTTACCTCTATAGATTTAAATAAATGTTTGTTTTTATAAAAAGTTTCTAATGTTCTATAGCTACAATCAGTGCATATAAATAGACCATCTGGTTTTAATAATTTAATTACATTTTTTAAAAATTTACTTTGATCTATATATAATGACATAGACTCTACGTTAGTAATAATATCAAAAGTGTTTTTATCATATGTTAAGTTTTCTGCGTTAGCGACTTTAAAATTTATGTCTTTATGTTTTGATTTTGCATAATCAATATTAACATCTGTAATATCACAGCCATATACATTTTTGAAATTAAAATATTTTTTATAAAGAGCAACACCGCCTCCTCTACCACATCCAACATCTAAAATATTTTTATTGTTGGTATCTATGTTTTCTAAAAGTTTTAAATACAAAGAAGCTTCTCTTTTCATAATAAAATCTTTGTCCAATAAATTGGAGACAGGGTCATAACCATGATTCATAAAATCATAAAACTTTATTTTATTAAGCAGTTTATTGTGATGTGTGTAGTCAGCTATAATTTGTTTATATTCTATCATAAATTAAAAAAATACCTTATCAGTATGAACGAACTTATAAATATCCATATGGTGTTAAAAGCAACTAATGTGGGTAAAAGTTTTTGTTCGCTAACCCATATTAATAGAGAAGAAGTCATTAATGTTATAATATGTGCCCACCAAACTTCTATTTGAAAAAATATAGCAGGTAAAATAACAAACAGTTTACCTGACCAAGCCATTGCCTCTACAACGTTATATCTTTTTCTCCAATAATCTTTGTGCCACCACATGGAGTAAGAGTCTTTTATTTCTCTCCAACCAACATGATTGTAGATAATTAAAACTAAAACTAACCATAAAATAAAAGAGGCTAATAAAATCATTCAAAGTCCATTGCTAATGTATATCTGTCTAAATTGTAATCTGCCGAAGGAGAGCTATGAGTAATAGAATTGTCAAATATAACACAAGAGTTTTCTGGGCAGATAGTCTGTATTTCTTCTTTTTCATCTTTTAAAACAGTCCCTAATTTTGATTTGTTTTGTAACATATAAACAATTGAAAACGTGCCTGGATGAGTGTGCCAAGACTTAAAATCTCCTGTTGTATAGTTTGCCCAACATTTTAATATAGTTGAATTTTTAGGCATATATTTTTCTAGCTTTATTAATAGTGGATGTGTTGCCACGTTAAAATGCAGGTCTGCGTTACTTTGTAAACCAGGGAAATCTTTACCTCTATCATATACTTTAGTTTTAACTACATTAAGCAAAGTGCTTTTTTCAGAGGTAGATAATATGTCGTAATAAACTTTATATTTCATGTATTTGCTTATAACTTTATATCGTGTATATATACTATAGAAATGAAAAAGACAATATTATCTGAAACAGCTATTTATACAGGGACCATAGACAGTCCTAAAGGATACGAAATAGACAGAGAAAAAATTAAAAAAGAGGCTGTCCAAGGATATGTTTTAAATAATAGAAAACACTTTATTGAAAATACTTGGGAGCACAAAGACTACAAATTAATGAGACATATATCTGAGTTAAGATTTGTAGAGGATTATATAAAAGATTTTTTTAAAATTAAAGCAGGAGTTGTTTTAGAGTCAAAAAATTATTACGTTAATATCTTAGAACATTTAGAACAATCTTATTCTCGTAATAATTTAAATCTTAATCACTTATTAGATTCACCAAGCTACACTATGATCTATTGTGTAGATGTTACAGAAAAGTCTTCTTCTATAGTTATAGAATATGATGATCATTTAAGAATTAATAAATTACATCAAGTCCCTGTAAAAAATAATATGTTCTTAATAATGCCCTCAACATTAAGATATTTTATATCTGAAAATTTATCAGAAGATCCAAACATTTTTATTAACATTAATTATAGAGCAAGATAATGAATTTAAAACATACCTTTTGGCATTTTCCTAAAGCTTTAAGCGATAGGTTTTGTAAAGATGTTATAGACTTTTCTACCAAGAAAAAGCCTGTAAAGGGCATAACAGGGATAGTTGGTAATCATAGAGATCAAATGAAAAACCCTTTATCAAAAGAGGAGTTTAAAAAAGTTAAAAAGAAAAGAAAGTCAGATATTGTTTGGTTAAACGAACCATGGATTCATAGAGAGATACTTCCGTTTATAAACACTGCAAACGAACAAGCTGAGTGGAATTTTAGTTGGGATCATTCAGAAGAAATACAGTTTACAAAATATAGAAAGGGCCAGTATTATGGTTGGCATAGAGATAGCTTTACAGACCCATATCCTGAGGGAAAGTATAGAAAAGGTAAAGTTAGAAAGTTATCAGTTACATGTCAGTTGTCCGACCCTAACGACTATGAAGGTGGTAACTTAGAATTAGGTGAGTTAAGCGAAGACATGACTTTAAAAATTTACAAGGCCGAAAAACAAAAGGGCTCGATAACTGTTTTTCCCTCGTTTGTTTACCATAGGATTACACCAATAACTAAAGGCACCAGATATAGTCTAGTAGTTTGGAATTTAGGAGTGCCATTTAAATGATGAAATCTATTTGTGTAGTTGGAGGGGGTAGTGCTGGATTAACTTCAGCTATGATACTTAAATCAAGATTTCCAACCATGAAAGTTAAAATAATTAAATCTGATAAGATAGGTATCATAGGAGTTGGCGAAGCATCCACAGAACATTGGAGTTATTTTTTGCAGTTCTGTAGCTTAGACTACCTTGAGTGTTTAAGAGAAACGGGAGCAACCTTTAAGTATGGTGTGTTGTTTAAAGATTGGATGAAACATGATTACTTTAATAATTTAAACAGTCTTATAACAGATACACAAGCAGGTCAGTATTCCATAGCCATGGCTTACACAATAGCTTATGATTTAAAACCAGAAGAATATACCGACAGTCTAGCTCTACAAAACAAAGTTTATTTTCAAAGTGTGCCCACAAACCAATTTAATTTTAATACTTTTAAACTAAACGAATGGTTATTAAAAAAATGTGTTGAAAGAGGTATAGAAATTGTTGACGATGATATTGAAGATATAGTTGTTAAAGACAATAAAATTATAAAGTTAAAAGGTAAGCAAGAACATGTTGCTGATTTTTTTGTTGATTGCACAGGTTTTAAAAGACTATTGATTTCTAAATTAGGTGCTAAGTGGCAATCTTATAAAGAGTATCTGCCTATGAATGAGGCCATTGCTTTTCCGACCAAAGACACAGATGAGTATCCTCCTTACGTCACAGCAAGAGCCATGAAAGCTGGTTGGATGTGGAGAACTCCTGTTAGAGGTAGATGGGGAAACGGTTATGTATTTGACAATAGATATATTAATGCTGAAGAAGCACAAAAAGAATGCGAAGAATATTTAGGACATAAAATTAAAATTGCTTCTAACATAAAATTTGATGCTGGCAGTTTAGATAAACCTTGGCAAGGTAATTGTATTGCTTTAGGTTTAAGCTCTAGTTTCGTAGAACCATTAGAGGCAACATCAATTGGCTTTGGTATTAATCAATGTTTTTTATTTATACATATGTTGCTAAACTACGATCAACATATCATAGATGATTACAACGAAGACTTTCAATATTTGATAGAGAACGTTAGAGACTACGTAATTATTCATTACATGGTAGATAAAAAAGATTCACCTTTTTGGAAAGAATTAAAATTAAACCTACCAGATTCTTTAAAGAAAAATTTAGCTATTTGGAAGAACCGACTTCCTATGCAAATAGATTTTAAAAGTAAATACTGTTTATTTTATCCTAATAACTATTCTTTAATATTAAAAGAAATAGGGTTTTTTGATAAACAAAAAATAAAAGAAGAATACGAAATGTTGCCAAAAGAACTTAAAAAATGGTGTGAGTCTAAGATGAAATTTCAAAAGCAAAGACTTAACGATAGAGGTATGTGGATAAGTCACAAGAGTTTTTTAGAGAGCTTAACAAATGAAAGTAATTAAAAATTATATAACAAAAGAAGAATTAAACACAATCAAACAAACCTTAGAGAGCCCTGCTTTTCCTTGGTATTGTAATCATGATATTACTCCCAATACTTACAAACTGCCTTCATACAGATTCAAATTTGGAAAGGAAGAGAATAAAAAATCATACTTAAGAAACTTTCAATTTACCCATACTTTTTACATTAACTATAATATTAGTAGCAGCACTTATTTTAATATACTTAATCCAATTCTTAAAAAATTAAATCCTCACGCTTTAATAAGAATTAAAGCTAATCTCAGGCCCTACACAGAAAAACCTCATCAAACAGGATGGCATATAGATAATGAAGTACCTAGTGCTAAAACCGCTATTTTTTATGTTAACACTAACAATGGCTATACGTTATTTAAGAATAAAAAAATAATTAAATCGGAAGAAAATAAAATAGTTGTGTTTGATAGTAAACTTCAACATTGTGGTATGTCTAGCACTGACACTAAATACAGAATGGTAATTAATTTTAATTATGTCTAATATAGATTTTGAAAAAAATATAATTGATTTTAAACGAGATATTGATTTTAATTATATATCTGAGTTGTTGGATAACAATAACTATGAATCACAGTTCTCTAGTGATTGGCATAGCTCGTTTGTTTTAAAGTCTGTTTTTAAAATAAACAACATACAAAACAACAATGACTTCAAACCTTTCTACGATTATTGTGAGGAAAACTTTAACAAGAATAAAAAGAAATCAAATTTAATTATGTTTTTTTCTTTGAAAAGTGGCGGGTCTAGTATAACTCACAAAGACAAAGAAGACGTGTATATAGTTGGAGTAAAAGGAAAAACGTGGTATAAAGTTAACAATAAAGAATATATGGTTGAAAAAGGAGATTTATTAAAAATACCTGCTAATACTATTCACACAGGAATAGGACTAACACCAAGAATAATTCTTTCATACGGAGTTTATTAAATGTCTTTTAAAAAAAACAAGTATCTACTATTTAAAAATATTATAACAAAACAATCTGCTACATTTCTAATGGGATACTCTTTATTAAAAAGAAAGGTTGTATCAACCATGCAAGAAACAAGGTACATATCTCCTAACGAAACTATCTTAGGTTCTTTCGGTGATAGTCAGGTTGATGGCACCTATTGTCATTATGGAGACATTGCGATGGATACTTTGTTGCAAGTTTTAAGATCCGAGATAGAGAGAAAAATTAAGATAAAATTAGTGCCAACATATTCTTATCAAAGAATTTATAAAAAAGGAGATATTTTAAAAAGACATAAAGATAGAGTTTCTTGTGAAATATCAGGCACTTTAAATTTAGGTGGAGATCCTTGGCCTATATTTATTAAAAAAGATAAAAAAGAAATTAAAATTAATTTGGAACCAGGAGATATTTTGTTGTATCATGGTTGTGAATTAGAACATTGGAGAGAGCCTTTTTTAGGTGATTTCTGTGTGCAAGTGTTTTTGCATTACAACCAAGAAAGCTCTAAAAATCCCAATCTTTGGGATGGCAGGCCTCATCCTGGTTTACCAGCCCATTTTAAAAAAGGTTGAAACACGTACATTTCTAATATATTTTAAATTCTATGGCATTACAAAAAGTAAACTTTTTACCTGGATTTAATAAACAATTGACAGAAACTCAAGCTGAGGGACAATGGGTAGATGGTGATAATGTTAGATTTAGATATGGCTCACCAGAGAAAATAGGTGGTTGGTCTCAATTAGGCGAAAACAAGCTTACCGGTGCGGCTAGAGCTATGCATCACATTGTAAGTAGCGGTGGAGTTAAGTACTCTATCATAGGAACAAACAGAATTTTATACGCTTATTCAGGTGGTGTGTTTTATGACATACACCCAATTAAATCTACAACAACACTTACTAGTGCGTTTAGCACAACCAACGGATCACCAACTGTTACTATAACTTTTTCTTCAGGTCATGGCTTAAGTCCTGGTGATATAATTTTATTAGATAATTTTACCACAATCACAAACTCTAATTATTCAGCATCTGATTTTGATGATAAAAAATTTATGGTAACTAGCACACCGACCAATCTTACAATAACTATAACAATGCCATCAAATGAGTCTGGATCTGGAGCCACAACATCTGGAGGTATTAGAGTTCAAATTTATTACCCAGTAGGGCCAGCAGAACAATTACCTGGCTTTGGTTGGGGATTAGGACAATGGAGTGGTACTGTGGCCAATCCACAAACAACAACTTTAAACGGAGCCATCAATGATTCTACAACGACTATTGTTTTAACCAGTTCAACAAACTTCCCATCGACAGGAACAAACCATGTTTTAATAGGGACAGAAGAAATATCTTATACGGGTATATCTGGAAACACTTTAACAGGAGTAACCAGAGGGGTTAGAAATACTACAGCAGCTAGTCACTCGGACGGAGCAACAATAACTAATACTTCTGACTATGTAGCGTGGGGCGAGGCTGCATCTGGAGATTTAACAATTGATCCAGGCCTTTGGTCTATTGATAACTTTGGTAATAAAATTATTGCTTTAATACATAACGCAGAAGTTTTTGAATGGAATTCAGATGCATCAAATGCTACCGCAACTAGAGCTACAATTATATCGGGTGCACCAACTGCGTCTAGAGATATGCTTGTATCTACACCTGATAGACACTTAGTGTTCTTCGGCACAGAAACTACGATTGGCACAAAGACTACACAAGATCAAATGTTTATTAGATTCTCTGATCAAGAGAATATTAATTCATATACGCCTACAGCAACTAATACAGCTGGTACACAGAGACTTGCAGACGGGTCTAGAATTATGGGAGCTGTTAGAGGTAGAGATGCAATCTATGTTTGGACTGACACTGCCTTATTTACACAAAGATTTATTGGACCACCATTTACATTTGGTTTTGCACAAGTAGGAACAAACTGTGGATTAATAGGACAGAATGCAGCGATTGAAGTAGATGGTGCTGCTTACTGGTTCTCAGAAAATGGTTTTTTCAAATATGCTGGTGCACTTCAATCACTACCATGTTTAGTAGAAGATTTTGTTTTTGATGATTTAAATACTACAGCTAACCAACTTATAAACGCTGGATTAAATAATCTATTCGGTGAAATTAATTGGTTTTACTCTTCTTCAGGGTCAACCGTTATAGATAGAGTTGTAACTTATAATTATTTTGAATCAACACCACAGAGACCAATATGGACAACAGGAACTTTAGATAGAACAACATGGCAAGACTCTGCTGTTTTTGGAAAACCACACGCTACAGACTATGATGCTAGCTCAGACAATTCTTATGATGTAGTTGGCAATACAGATGGTTGCACTATTTATTACGAACATGAAACTGGCACAGATCAAGTTACATCTACGGCAACAACAGCTATAACTTCTAACATACAATCAGGGGACTTTGATGTTTCACAAGGTGGTGAAGGTGAGTTCTTTGCAAAAATTAGAAGATTCATACCTGACTTTTTATCACAAACAGGTAATACACAAATTACATTAAACCTAAGAAACTTTCCAAATAACACTGAGGCAAGCTCACCTCTTGGTCCTTTTACAATTACATCGTCAACGGAAAAGGTTGATACAAGGGCTAGAGCAAGAGCAGTGTCTTTAAAGGTTGCAAATACAGCTGCAGCACAGAGTTGGAAACTTGGTGGATTTAGGTTAGACATACAACCAGACGGAAGAAGATAATGGCAAAGATAGTACAAGTATTAACAAGACCTAGTAAAGAATATAGACAAGACGTGGCTGATGCACAGGTTAGAGACCTAGATGCAATTATACAAAAATTAAATACAACGTACCAACAAGAATTAAAAGATGAGGTAGAAGCTGAAAACTTCTTTTTAAATTAATGTCAAATAGTTTTGTAAATGCAAAAGTAGATTTAACATCAACAGACAACACAACGTTGTATACGACACCAACAGCAAACGTTTCTTTGGTTAAATCTTTGTTAGTATCTAATGATGCTGGGTCCTCATGTAATATAACTATTACGTTAACCGATGCTTCTGGCAACGTGTTTAGTTTGTTTAAAACAAAAGCAGTAGACACCAACACAACAGTAGAACTTTTAACTCAACCCCTTGTAGTAGAGGAAAGTGAGATATTAAAGGTACAAGCTAGTGACGCGAATGAGCTGCACGTTATAGCTTCAATATTACAAATACAGCCAAGAGAGGTAACAACATAATGAAAGAACTAAAACCAGAGAAAATCATAGAAACAATATCTAACAAAAAGACTGGAGAAAAGTACGAAAATGACCAGGAATGGAAAACAAAAGGAGTGTCCCCAGAGGACATTAGGAGAGACGTTACGGTGATAATGCCAAGTCTTGATTTATTTCCAAAAACCAAGTAGATTAATAAATTCAGGATTTATACGCCTGCCTATAACAATTTAATTAAATTATGCCAATAACAAGAGGACAGATGAAAAGACAATTATACATGGGCGGTGGAATCATGAACGCTGTGCCTAGAGAACAATATGGTCTGGGAAGTATTTTTAAAGGTGCTAAGAAAGCTGTAAAAGGTGCAACCAAAGCAGTTAAAAAAATTGCATCATCTGATCTTGGTAAAGCTGCACTATTAGCTGCAGCTACATATAAATTAGGTGGTGGCCAGTTTGGAAAATTATTTTCTGGTGGCCCTACAGGATTTGAATTTTCTAATTTACCTGTAGTAGGCGGTCTTTTTGGCCCTGAAATGGCCGTTGGAAATCCAGCGATGCAAAAAGCAATTGGAAAAGTTGCAACAGAAGGTGGTATTAAATCAGCGTTATTAAAAGGCGGTGCATTAGCAGGACTATCTACTTTTTTAACATCTCAATACGGTTTAACAGAAGAACAAGCAGAAGAAGAATTAAGAGATCCAGAAAAATTAAAATCTTATTTAAGATCATATTATACAAATTTAAATCCAAACGCAGGATCTGAAGAAATAGAAGAGTTTGTTTCTGCTAATACAACTGAATATACAGCTGGTATGGGTGGATATGCAAAAGGCGGCAGAATAGGTTTTGCTGATGGTCCAGTATTACCACCAGACCCAACACAACCTGTAAATCCTTTTGGACCAAAACCACCTGCAGATGCACCAGTATTACCAGATAGAAGAATGGCATCTGATGATACAAATGAGAGAGTGTTAGAAGCTCTTTTTGAAAAGTATTTAGATCTGGGTTTATCTCCAAAAGATGCAGCAGATGCAGCAAGAAAAGAGTTTCAAGAAATGAGTATGATGAGGTTAGAGGATAGAGGTCTAGCAGCTTTAGGTGGTAGAATTAAATTTGCAAAGGGCACTGACGAAAATATTCCTAATAATCCAGAAGCAAGAGACATGGCTTCTTTTGCAAAACTTGAAGATTATATTAATCCATCTAATTTCTTTATGAATCCTAGAGAAACAGACGACTTTCAAACAATGCAAAAAGAAAGATTTATGTATGGTGCAAAATCGTCTAATACAATGTTAGATAAAATTAAGGCTCTTTTTAATAAACTTTTAGAAATGGGTCTTTCACCAAATGAAGCAGCTGAAAAAGCTAGAGAAGCTTTAAGTCTTAGAATGAATGAGGCCTCAGGTGGTAGAATTAAAAAAGCCCTAGGAGATTCTGCAAGCATGAACGCTATGCAAGCGGCGGGTATCGAGGGGCTACCTATCAGAGAAAATAAAGCAGGTATAAAAGAATTAGACCTACGAGATAGAGGTGGATTTATACCCCCTGTTGGTATAAAAGAAAAAGCAGATGATATCCCAGCGATGTTATCAAACAATGAATTTGTATTTACAGCTAAGGCTGTAAAAAACGCTGGCGATGGAGACGTTGAAGTAGGCGCTCAAAAAATGTACGATCAAATGAAAATGTTAGAGGAAGGCGGCAGATTAGCATAATGGCAGAAGTAGTAAGAACAGCCCCAGCAGAATTTATAGAAGCGGCAGCGAAAACATACCTTGATGATTTAACAAAAGGTATTGGCACATTTAAAACAACAGATTTATCTACTATTATGGGTCCACAGTTTGTTGCTGGACCTAGTGCATTAACTACACAAGCAGAAGCGTTAGCTCCTGGTCTTGGTGGTTTTCAACCTTTTTTAACAGAAGCCGCTGCAAGAGAAACGGCAGCAAAAGATTTAGTAAGTCCAACTGCTTATCAGACTTACATGTCACCTTTTCAACAAGATGTTATTGATACAACACTCGCAGAATTTGACAGACAAACACAAGCAGGTTTACCATCATTAGCAAATCAAGCCATACAAGCTGGTGCATTTGGTGGTGGTAGAGAGGGTGTACAAAGAGCAGAATTTTTATCTAATCAAGCTAGAAACAGAGCAGCTTTACAAGCACAATTATTACAACAAGGTTTTGGCCAAGCACAAAATTTAGCGGCACAAGCATTTAATCAACAAAGAGCACTATCAGCTGGTCAGTTAGGTTTAGCACAACAATCACCCGCATTGTTGGGTCAACAGATTGCAAGCTTAACAGGTTTAGGCGCGCAGCAAGCAGCGAGAACACAACAAGGTTTAACAGCGCAACAACAATTATTATCAAGACAAGCTTTACAACCATTAGAAGCAGCACAACAATTTGGTTCTGGTGTTACACAATTAATTGCAGGATATCCAGGTAGAACTCAAACAGCTCCACCTGCACCTACACCATCGCCGTTAGCTACAGGTTTAGGAACAGCATCAACATTAGCTGGTATTTACAGATTAATTAACCCGGCACAACAACAGATTAAAATAGTATAATGAGTAGAATATTAAAAAGACCAATGTTTAGAAAAGGCGGAGAAGTTATGGAAGGTATCATGACTGGTATCAAGCCTAGAGAAAAGTTTTCAGAAAAAGGTATGTCTGATTCTATGCGTGACGACCTTAAAAATATTCAAAACAGAGTTAATTTAATAGATGCTTTTTCTGGAGCAGGAGCTAGTCCACTGGGAGATCCGTTAACACAATTTTTATTACAGACAGGTCAAAATTTAATAAGTGGTGAATCTGCAGGTGGCACTAAATTACAAGAAATTTCAGGTGCAACAAGAAAACCTTTAGACAAAGCAATTAAAGCACAACAGGTAAAAGATTTAAGTAGAAGAAAAATAGCAGCATCTTTACTATCTAAAATGGGAGCTGACGATATTGCAAAAATAAGAAGAAACGCTAAAAAAATAGCTGATGTAACAGGCCGAGATGAAAATCAAGTATTTAATAGTTTATTAAATAAATTTATGTATCAAGATGAACAATCACCTGGCACAATATTACAGAAAGAAAAAGGCGCGTTTAAAAAAGCTTTATTGGCTGATGAAAAGTTTGGTCAAAAAATATTTAAGCCACAACAAGCAGATGCTATTACAGATGCATATTTTAAAGCTGTACAAAAATCAAAAGAAAATAAAAATTTTAAAATAGATAACAATATGTTCGCTATACCTCCAAAAAAATTAAAAGAACTTAAACCAAAAATTATTGAAACAGCACAAGGAAAAAAGACAGTGTTCGAACCTCCTGCTGATTTAGATTTTGAAGATAAGTTTACATACTATGATCTTAGAGGTGAGGGTAAATATTTATACTTTGATGAAACTCAAAACATACTTATTCCTTTAGGAAAATAGAAAGGGGACTAGATGTCTGATAAATTTAAATTACCAGAAGGTCTAACTTTCGACGATAGAGAAGATATTACTGAAGAAGTCCCTAAAGAAATAGAGGACGGCACCCTAATAGAAGAAGCAAAACCAATCCCAGAAGAAGAAAAAACTCCTTTCTTTGGTGATGTTATATCTAAAGATACTAAAACTGGAACTATAACTGAAGAATATATTAGAGGTATTAGTAAAATTGCAGACAAGGTTCAAGGTAAAGAGGTAGAAGAAGACGTATCTCTTTTTGAATCTTTAGTTGGCGCTACCATGAGTGCTGGTATTAAAATACCAAAAGGATTAGTGACGTTTGGAACTTTGCTTTATGATATATTTAGAGAGGACGGCATACCTGTTGACGAAACATTAACAGCTAAATTTAATGAAGCTTTTGATCAATCAACTTTAGGTAAAATAGAAAGAGCATCTGAAGAAGTAGCTGCAGAAACAGCAGCAGGTAAGCTTACAGAAGCGATTGGACAATTGTATGGTGCAGGTAAAATAGCAAAAAAAACTATTATACCAGTTGTAGAAAAAGGATCTCAAAAAGTTAGACAGCTTGTAAGTGCAATAAAAAGTGGTAGGTATGTTAAAACCACAAATAATGTAAACGCGGCAAGAGCTATTAAAGAAGCAAACAAACTAAATACAATAACAGGCACAGATAAATTTGCAGCCATAGCCATAGGTGGTGGTATAGGAGCGGGTTTTATTGTTTCTGATGTAGAAGATATAGGAACTTTTGGTGATTGGGATTACTTAGATTTTTTACCTACAGGATTAGACAGGACGGCAAGAGAAGAGGGTGGTGAAGAATCAAAAAGACAACTGCTAAACAGATTAAAGTTTGGTGGAGAGTTAGCTTTTCCTATTGTGCCTTTTATAGTAGGTGGCGGAAAAATAGGTAAACTTATAGTTCAAAAAGGTAAAGATATTGCATACAGCGACAGTATGTTAGAAAGATGGGTTGATAGATTTATTGCAAAACCTTTTAGATCTAGAAGTAATAAAACACAAGAATTGTTTGATGGTATACAAAAGCTAGAGGGTAAAAAATCTGCAGTAAAAATTTTAGCTAAAGATGCTTCTAGAAATATTGATGACTCAATAAGAGAAATATCAAGAGAAACTAAAGGTGCTGCACAAGCACTTAAAGATCCAGCTAACTTATCAAAACTTATTGCAGAATTTACATATTCTGCAGACGATGTTGTTAAAAAAAATAAAATTGTTTTTCCTGGGTTTAATCAAAAGGTTAGAAGTAAATTTATAGCGTCATTAAATAAATTAGGCGTGCCTAAAAAATCAGCTGAAAAAATAATAACCGATACTAAAGCCTTTAGAGAAACAGCAACAGGATTAAAAAATTTAATTGCTGCTAGTAAAAATGTAAAAGTAGGAACTGAAAAATTAAATAATATATTAAATGAAAGAATAAAAAATGTATTAGCTGTTGATTATAAGATAATTGATGATAACGCAGGATTATTTAACGGGTACACTCCTACTAATGAGAGTATAAATCAAGTAGCAAAAATTTTACAAAGATACGCAAGAGATAATGGTAGATCATTAGATAGTGAAACTGCAGTTAAATTAGTAAACAATATAACTAAAAATGCATTTAAAGATAAATCTACAAACGCATTAGTATTTGATATTGGAGAAGAAAGTGCTTTTGCTGCTAAACCAGTGCAAACAGTAAATATAGGTAAGTATATAACGTCAGGTAAATTTAAACCTGATGGTAGAGGAGGTCTAATACAAAAAGAATCAGATCTTACAGCTTTTAAAAAATTGTTTGGTGAATATAAAAATGCTCAAAAAGGCATCTATAACGTTATGACAGAATTATCTGAAATTATAGCTAGAGATAAATTTTACACAAACCTATTAAAAGACTCACAAAATATTGCAAAACAATTAAGAGCTGGTGCAGATCCTGGACAAATAGGAAGACCTATATTTTTTAAAAGATATAACAAGGCTGTTACTGAATTACCTTTTCAAGTTATAACAAGACAACCATTAAATTTAAAAACTAAATTACCAGAAACAATTTATAAGAGCCCTTTAGATGGATATTTTACAACACAGCCATATGCTGAAGCTATAAGAGTTGGTGATGCTGTCGTGGGCAGCTCTATTACAAGAAGTTTACCTTACAGAATACTTATGTTAATTCCAAAGGGTGCAGCACAAGCAGCTAAAACTGTTCTTGGATTTTTTACACACGCAAGAAACTTTTTCTCCGCTGCTATTACAACTGTGCACAGAGGTAATATTTTAATACCACCAGCTAAAATAGGTGAGTTTGCAAACAGAGCTAGAAAAGCTGTGCAACCTCAAATTCTGTATAGAATGACAGGTAATCCTAAATATAGAAACGCACCTGAAGACCAAGCAATGTATAGATTTTTATTAGAAGAGGGTGTTACAAATCAGAACGTAGTAGCGAGAGACGTAGAAGGTATTTTTCAAGACGTAGCACAAATAAGAACAAGATATGGTACAACAGATAGATTTTTTAATAAGGTTTTAAATACGGGTACAAAAAAATTTAAAAAAATATATGACGTCGCTCAAGATTTATACACAGCAGAAGATGATGTATTTAGAGTATATAATTTTTTAGCTGAAGCACATAAATTAGATAATGCTTTTGAGATTGCAATTAAAAAAGGTATTAAAGATGCTTCTGGTAAAGTTGTAACAAGAGCTAACAAACCATCGGATTTAGCAATTATGAAAGAAGCAGCACAAATTGTAAGAGAAACTGTACCAAACTATGCTTACGTATCTGATTTTGTAAAAAGTGTTAGACGTTCACCACTTGGAAGTTTTGCGGCCTTTCCTGCGGAAATATATAGAACAGGGGCAAATACTCTTATGAGAGGTTTAAAAGAAGTTAAAGACCCCATAAGAAAACAAATAGGATATAATAGTTTAGTTGGACAAGGTTTTACATATACGTTTTTACCTGTAGCGGCCGTAGAATTATTTAGGGGTATGTATGGAATAACTAGAGAACAATTAAGCGCTATAAGAGAAGTTCTACCAACATGGTCAGAGGATAATACTATTTTACCAATTTATGAAGACGGTAAATATAAATATATAGATTTTAGTCACGGCTTCTTTTATGACACAATGATTCAACCTGCACAAACAACACTATCTACTGTGCAAAAAAATCCAAACGCTCCGTTAGTGCCTACAATTCTAGACGCTATGGTAAAAGCTGGAGGAAAAGTTTTAGAACCTTTTATTCAAGAAGCTATTTGGACATCAACTGTATTAGATATTTTTGCTAGAAATGGTAAAACAAAAGACGGTCGAACAATATTTAATCCGAGAGATCCATTAGGTGATAAAATATCTAAATCATTTCAACATGCAGCGTACGAATTATCTCCTTTCTCTTATGCACAGATATTAAGATTATCAAAAGCCTTAACGGGAGACACATTAAAAGGTGAAAAATATCAAATACCTGATGAACTTTTAGGCTTTACAGGATTTAGAAAAGTTCCAATAAATTTAGAAAAAAACTTAAACTTTAAAATAGCTGAGTTTAAAAGAAATACATTCGAAGAACGTAAATTAATATTTGAAGGTACAAGAAGTGGCGACCCTGTAAAAGATGAAAATCAAATTATAAGACAATACATAAAAGCTAACAAACAGCATTTAGAATCATACAGTAAACTACGTAGAATCTATGATGCTGTAAAAGTATTAGGCATGAGAGATCCAAAGATAGCAGAGGAGTTTGATGATCAAAAATCAATACCTGTATATGAGTTTATAGAAAATAATGCTTTTAAACCATTTAATATTAGTGACGATGTTATCGCTGGTTTTGCTAAATTATCAGAAGAAAAAGGAATACCAAATCCATTAAATGATAGAGTTCTTGAAAAATTGTTTCAAATACAAGAGGAATTATTTGAAAAACAAAAATTAAATCAACCTCTCGTAATTAACGAAAAAGATTATTTATTACCAGAAACTAATACTAGCATGGTACCACCGTTACCAGAACAACCTATGCCAAATGCTGCAGTGGTGCAAACACCTGCACCAGTAACTGAAACTGGATTGACTATGGTAGAAAAAGCTTTATTATCTGACGAAGAGAAGATGATGACACTTAAAAACAGAGGATTAGCTTAATGGAACAATTTTTAAGAAATTATTATACAAATTTAAATCCCAACGCCACAGAAGAAGATATACTTGCCTTCTTGGCATCTCAAGGCTTTGGTGGTATGGGAGATTTTACTAATCAAGGTTCTACAGGCACAGGTGGAATAACAGATTTAAGACAACAAATGTTTCAACGGCAACAACAAAATTTTAAAATGGATCAAGATGATGGTGGAATTAGTAATGTATTCACAGGACCTAGAGGATCTTTTGGCAAGCCACCAAGTACACTTCAATCTTTTTTAGTTGGATTAGTTGCTCCACCCGTGGGTGTTGCAATGCAATTAAGAAATCTAGCTAGTAAAGGTAAATTACCTTTTGGATTAAATGAGGCTTTTGGAGACGAGTACACAGGTTCTGGTGTTAATATAAAAGGATTAGAAGCAGGTATACGATCTAATATTGATGATGACAGTCAAGAAGGAATATCTTCTTTTGACGCTGCGGTAGCAGCAGGTATACAAGCGGCAGAGGATGATAGCGACCCTGGTGATATAGGAAGTTATGATCCCACAGATAGGAGTTAATTATGCCTAACGGAAAACCACCAAAAACAACTGGCGAACATTTAGTATCTCTTTACGGATATGTAACAGGATTTAAAAAACAAATAGATCATCTACACGCAGACATAGGTAAACTAGAAAGAAAAACAGACACTGTAATTTATTGGATTGTTGGTGGTGCGTTTACAACTATACTAACGCTTGTAGGTTTATTTAATTTATTTATAAATTAGATCCAAGCTTTTAACTCTTCACCCATTATCTCTGTAGCTATATTAACTTTATTACGTAACGATTTTACAATCTTAGTATCAATCGTATCTTCTGCAATAATATCAATATATGTCATAGGTTTTTCTTGGCCTATTCTATCTATTCTAGCTTCTGACTGCTGTCGTTTTTCAAGGTCATAACCGTTTGAATAATATATCATTGTTGATGCACCTGTAAGTGTAATACCATAACCACCTGTTTGTGTTGTGCCAATTATAAATCTAACTGGTGAGTTTTTATCTTGTATTTTATCAATTGCTTTTTGTCTATCATCTGTACTTGTATCACCATAGTATGTAACAATAGTTTTCTCTCCATATTTTTTTGATATAGCTTCTACAATTTTTTCTATGTCATGTCTGTAATGAGCCCATATTACAGCTTTGCCTTCTACTTCTTCTAGTATGTCCATAAG